CTGATATTGCAGACGAAGAAGGGATCGCATTTCCTTCGGTGGAATACCTAGCAAAACGCTGCCACATGAGCGAGCGCAGCGTGGTTCGCCATGTGAACGAACTTGTGGAATTTAAGCTACTGATTCGTGAGCATCGCCCAAATAAACCGAATGTGCTGGTATTGCCCCTTTCTATACTGGAGGTGTCAGACTGTCACCTGCCTTTGTTTGAGCAGTTTTGGAATCTGTACCCGCGAAAGGTCGGCAAAAAACCGGCCTCTCAGAAGTGGCAGAAGTTGAAACTGGATCAAGTCGGGCATAGAATTATAGAAGATGTCAAGATCCGAAAAGACAGAGATGCACAATGGAAGCGTGGATTCATTCCTCACCCGACGACCTACCTGAACCAGGAGCGGTGGAACGATGAGATACAAGAAATCCACAACAGGGATGCCGCCTCAATAGCGAGGAAATGGCGAGAGCAGCGTGACGACTTTTTACACGGAGATTTGTTAGATGTCCCAAATAGGCTCACCCATCACTAGCCGCCACATGGAGGCCCTCTGGGGCCGATTTGAGGCAATCTACGGCAAGAAATTCTCTGAGGAATTCGGCAATGCAATCGAGATCTGGTTCCGGACATTCCAAGAGCGAAACCTCAAGCCAGAGGACATCAAATCAGGTATCGACGCTTGCCTTGATTCAGGCGATCAATTTCCGCCGTCATTGCCAAAGTTTCTGCGGATGTGTCGACCCTTGCGAGCAGCAGCCCATGTGCCTTTTGAACCCGCACCGAGGTTGTCCCTTGAAAACCGAAAGCAGAATCAGCAAAAGCTGAGTCAACTTGTTGGAGAACTCAAGCGAACTCTTGGCGAAGCTGGAAAAGATCCAGCAGCGGCAAAGGCAATCGAGGCAGGAAAAGTGGAAGAGGCTGAAAAACGAATGGCCTGAAGGGGCAGAATTCCTACAAAGCATGGCGGATATTTTCGGAAAGCCAGCCAGCGTAAAAATAACCAAAGGCAAAGAGGTATTGTTAGATGAGCGCAGATGAAGAAGAACAGCGCCAGCACGAAATAAGGGTCAAGAATCAGGAGTTAGCACAAGCTAAAGGTCGCAGGATTTATTACGAGCATTACAGGAAAGTGCATAAGGCTTTACTCATGAAGCAGTACGAATCCAAATACCCGACTGCCGCAGCACAAGAGCGTGAGGCCTATGCCGACCCTGACTACCTGAAAACACTCAACGAACTGGAGCATTGGACAGCAAGAGCCGAGCTTCTATCGCTTGAACGCGCAGATTTAGAACACAGGTTTGAAGCCTGGAGAACGCGCCAAGCTAACCAAAGGGCGGAGCGAGGGAGATATGGAGCATAGTTTCAAGATCGACTGGAACTCAGACCATGATGCACACGCATCGGTTCACCGAAACAAACCGGAACTGTGGAACCCTTACTCGGTGCAGCTTCCTCCGCTAATCAATACCACAGTCGGGGAACTGCTGAGCCATCTGGAATTCAGCAAGCTGGCAATCAACGCCCATTTAGACGGCGAACCTTTACACGCCAAGATTCAATATGGACGGATGGGCAAGCGGAATGTGATGTATCTGGTCACGAACAAATATATCTATGCAGACGCATACGGAAAAATGCACAGGAAGAAGCGTGAAGATTACCAACGAACAAATCAGGGAAGCGATCAAGAAGTCGGGAATGAACATAGCCATTCAAACGGTCAGGGCGAGGGTTGAAAGAGGAATGCCGCTAGAAGAAGCTGCATCATTCGCTGCCCTCAGTACGCAGCAGGCCGCACGAAAAGGCGCTCAGTCCAGCCCATTCCGAATGAGTTACAAGACCATTGAACGCAGAAATTAAAGAGCGGTTCGACATTCTCTCGCAGCTTGGATGCTGCATCTGTCGGCAACCGCCACAAATCCACCACCTGATCGGTATTAAGTATCGGGGGATGGGTCAAAAGGCCGATGATGTGTTCACGATTCCTCTCTGCCTCTACCACCATACTGGGCCAGAAGGAATACACACACTCGGCAAAAGGGCATGGGAAGCCAAGTACGGTTTCCAGGATGATTGGTTAGAGGAAACAGAAAGGAGAATCGAATGTCACAAACAAACTGGGTCTATTCTCGACTAAAAAAAGGGCCGCTGACTGCGCTGGACGCGCTGAGAGAAGGCGGAATATTTAGACTGGCCGCAAGGGTCAATGACCTAAGAAATAGTGGCTACAACATTATTACAACGAATAAAGACCTGCCCAATGGAAAGCGAATTGCAGAATACAAACTCGGCAGAACTAAACCTTGACCTGCCATTCCCTCCCTCAGTCAACGGTTACTGGCGAGCCATCCTAAGGGGAAATCTATGCACTCAGATCATTTCGAAGAAGGGTCGGGAATATGCCGAAGCTGTAAACACTTTCGTGAATGCGGCAGGGCTAACAACAACCCCGCTGGAAGGACGATTGGAAGTGACTATCTTGCTATGCGCACCGGATCGAAGAAGGCGGGATGTGGACAACTACAGCAAGGCAGTACTCGATTCTCTGACAAAGGCTGGCGTCTGGGAGGACGATTCCCAGATTGACAGGTTGACGGTGGTCAGGGGCGCGGTAGAAAATAGATGCACAGTTTCTATACGGAGCCTCGAATGACCGAGAAACCCATCCAGTTCAATGTCAAACTAACCAAGAAAGAACTAGAAAAGATTGACGCTAACGCTCGCAAAGCCAATATGACCAGAAGCGCATTTGTCCGTTTCGTGGCACTCAATTCTGTGATTAAGGTGGAGCAAGACCAATGACTGAAGAAGTCAACAAAGGCGGAAGGCCTAGAAAGGAACTAGATTACGATCTACTCGATGCCTGTTGCGAAATCATGTGTACAGGCGAAGAATGCGCAGCCCTTCAGGGGATGAGTTACGACACGCTAGACCGCAGACTGAAGGAAGAACACGATCTCAGTTTTGCGGACTATTTCAAGCAAAAGAGCGCTCCAGGCAAGATGTCGCTACGCCGCAAGCAGTATTCCGCTGCAATGGAAGGCGACAAAGTGATGCTGGTATGGCTAGGCAAAAACTGGCTAGGTCAAGCTGACAAGATCGAAACAGAACACGCAGAACTTCCACCATTGACGATCAATGTTGTTGACGCAACCCCAAAGCCAGATCTTTCTTGATCCGAGCAGATTCAGGGTTATCGTTGCAGGTCGCCGATTCGGAAAGACTCACCTAGCAACGGTTGAACTCATGCGGGCAGCCCTCTCTGGCAAGTCAAAGAATTGCTGGTATGTTGCGCCGACTTACAAGATGGCAAAGGAAATCGCCTGGGATATGCTTGGTCAGATGATCCCTAGTGGATACATCGACAAGAAGAACGAAACCAATCTGACGATCAACCTGCTAAACGGCAGCACGATCTCTCTAAAAGGCGGAGAGAATCCAGACTCTTTGCGTGGCCGCGCTCTGGATTTCGTAATCATGGACGAATTCGCAGACATGAAACCGACCGCCTGGACAGAGGTTCTACGCCCATCCATCTCAGACCGTGAAGGCTCTGCAATGTGGATCGGTACGCCGAAGGGCAGAAATCACTTCTACGACCTGTGGACTAGAGGCGTAGATGGCGCAGCAGATTGGCACAGTTTCCAATTCACCACCCTCGATGGCGGGAATGTATCTGCCGAGGAAATCGAAGCAGCAAAGCGAGATCTCGATGAGCGAACCTTTAGTCAGGAATATCTGGCGGCATTCGTCAATTACTCAGGCATCATCTATTACAACTTCAATCGTGAGCAGTCTGTGGTTGCTGATTGTGGTTCCGACCTTTCTGATCTTCACATTGGCCTTGATTTCAACATTGATCCTATGTCTGCCATTGTTGCTGTTCGTGAAGGGCAGGCGATCCGCGTCATTGATGAGATCGTGATCTACGGCTCCAACACCGACGAAATGGTCGACGAGATCAAGCAGCGGTATCAGGGAAAGAAAATCAGCATCTACCCTGATCCAGCCTCTCGGCAGCGCAAGACCTCCGCTGGAGGAAGGACAGACCTGTCAATCTTGCAGAACGCAGGCTTCCAGGTTTATGTCAGAAACACTCATGCTTCTGTACGCGACCGTATCAACGCAGTAAATTCGCGTCTATTATCTGCTGACGGCAAGCGGAACTTATTTGTATGCACTAAATGCAAGCAGACCATTGCGAGCCTAGAGCGACAGATCTACAAAGAAGGAACCAGCCAGCCCGACAAGGATTCAGGCTTCGACCACATGAACGATGCATTGGGCTATCTGATAGAATTCCTATACCCTATCCGCAGGAATTACCAAGCGGAACAACCGAAACGGTGGACTTGATATGGATACGATTACCTACACCCATCCAGAATACGCTGACAACGAAAACCGGTGGGAGTTTTTCCTCCGTTCTTATATGGGCGGGCAGGACTACAAAGACGGTAATTATCTGACCAAGTACATCAACGAGGACAATGACGAGTACCAGCGCAGAATCGCCCTGAC